AAGCACTACGAGGCGACGATGGACGTGGCCATCCGCGACATGCGTCGTGACAAGACCGGCCAGATCGAAGCCCGCGTCAACGAGTTTGTGGATGCATCGCTCACCCATTGGGCCAGCCTGCTCACCACGCTCATCACCAACGGCGAGTCGACCGTCTGCTACGACGGCCAGTTCTACTTCGACACCGACCACAGCGAAGGCGACAGCGGCACCCAGTCCAACGACATCACGGTAGACATCTCCGCCCTGCCCGCGCAGGTTCACGGCGTTGTCACGGCGCCCAGCGTCGAAGAGTTCCAGCAGTCCCTGCTGGCCGGTATCGCCCGCATCATGTCGTTCAAAAATGATCGCGGCGAGCCGATGAACGAAAACGCCCGCGAGTTTGTCTGCTTGGTGCCGGTGGGTCTGTACCTGACCGCCGTCGCCGCCGTGTCCGCCATCACCACGGCGGCGCTGCAGCAGAACCTGAATGCCAACCTGATCGACGGCATCCGGGTGTCTATCGCAATGAACCCGCGTCTGACCTGGACGGACAAGTTCGCCGTCTTCCGCACCGACTCCCCGATCAAGGGCCTGATCCGTCAGTCCGAGACCGAAGTCGAGCTGAAGATGAAGGACGAGACCTCCGAGTTCGCGTTCGACAACGACGCCATCCAGCTCGGCATCGATGCCTGGCGCAACGTCGGCTACGGCTACTGGCAGCGCGCCTGCCTGGTGACGATGGTCTGATCGCAACACCCGCAACCGTAGTGCCCACCAAAGGGCCGCCCAAGCAAGTCGGGCGGCCCTTTTCACACCCTGAACAGGAGCGTCCATGTTCAACCGATTTCAAGTGACGGCCGTGTCCGTCACGCTTCACGCCGGCCTCGTCCGACTCACCGCAGACCAGGCCAGCCGCCGCGCCCACGCCATCAAGGCCGCCGGCAAGAAAGGCGAATTCGAGATCCTGCAGCCCATCAACTTCAAGCGCGGCGAGATCGTCGAATACAACGGCGACGTCCCGAAGGCGCTGGCCGAAGACTTGGAAGCCGTGCAGAAGGCAAAGGCAAAAGCCGACGCCGAGAAAGCCGCCCTGCGCGCAAAGATGCTTGCCGAGCTCAACGATGAGATCGCCGCCATCCAGGCCGATCTCGACAAGGCGCTGGCGGATCAAGCCGCCGCCCCGACGCCCGAAGCGAAGGCCGCGCTGGATGACGCGATCGCTGCCATCCGCGCCGATCTCGCCGAGGCGCAGAACGACCTCGCCCAGCTCGGCGGCTGATCATGCCGATGACCGAGAACTTGTCGGTGTTTTTCGACACCGACGAGTTCGCCACGCCCGCCACCTACGCCGGCGGCACCATCAACGGCATTTTTCAGCACCAGTATCGCGACACCTTCGAAGTGTCGAGCCGCTTGCCCACTTTCCTCTGTGCCGCTGCCGATGTGCCGACGGCCGAGACCGGCCAAGCCATCGTCATCAACTCGACCAACTACCAGATCGCCGAGGTCATGCGTGACCCGCCCGGCCATCCGGGGCTGGTCATGCTTGTGCTGAAGCGAGCCTGACATGGCCAACCATCTGCGGCGCCAGGCGCGCGAGGGCTTCGTCACCACTGTGACCGGGCTCGCCACCACTGGCGCCAATGTCTTCGACAGCCCCAAGCATCCGCTGGCCGAGACGGATCTGCCCGCGCTGCGTGTCAGTGCCGGACCCGAGTCCATTGATTCGACCGCATACGGCGGCGGCACCAGTGCCCGCACCGTGCAGCGGTTTTTCACTGTCAAGGTCGAAATCATCGTCCAGGACAACGACGCCATCGAAGACACCGTCGACGGCATCGCGAAAGAAGTCGAGATCGCCATCGCCAACAACCAGTCTCTCGGCTGCGGCATGAAATGGGTTCAGCTTCGCGAAGTCAGCGAGCCCGAGATTTCCGACAACGCCGAGCAGCCCATGGCGACCGCAACGATGCAGTTCCAGGTGTTCTATCTCTGTGCGCTCAACGCGCCCGATGTAGCGCTGTAAACCTCATTCATCCACCCACGACCCGGCCGCCCGGCATCTCGCTGCGCGGCTTTTTGCTTTGAAAGGAGCAGACCATGACGATCCCAACCGGCGTCGACATGCAATTGAAGTACAAAGTCCAGTCCGCGCTGGGCACCATGGCCACGGGCGGCAGCGGTCAGCAGCTGCGCCGCGTGCAGTCCACGCTCAATCTGCAGAAGGACACGTATCAGTCCAACGAGATCCGCGCCGATCGCCAGGTGGCGGACTTCCGCCACGGCGTTCGCCGCGTCACCGGCGCCATCACCGGCGAGCTCTCTGCAGGCACGTATGAAGATTTCATGGCGGCCGTGTTCCGCCGTGACTTCACCGCAGTGAGCGCCATCACCGGCGCTGCATTGACTATCAGCGGCTCCGGCCCGACCTATGTCGTGCAGCGCGGCTCCGGCAGCTACATCTCGGACGGCGTCAAGCTGGGTCATGTGATCCGCCTGTCGGTCGGCTCGCTCGATGCGGCCAACCTCAGCAAGAACCTGCTCGTCGTCGCCCTGGATGCCGACGAAGCCACCGTCGTGCCGCTCAACGGCGTCGCACTGGTCGCGGAAGGCCCGATCTCGGGCTGCACGGTCACCGTTGTCGGCAAAGTCACCTACTGCCCGGAATCGAGCCACACCGAAAAATACTACTCAATCGAGCACTGGTACCCGACTTTCTCCACGGACGTGTCCGAAACGTTCTGGGATTGCGTCGTCGATACCCTGGGCATCGAGCTGCCGCCCACGGGCATCGCAACGCTGAACTTCGGCATCATGGGCCTGGATCTGACCACTGCGGCGACCGAAAATCTGACTTCGGCCACGGCAGTGACCACGTCTGGCGTGCTGGCGGCGGTCAATGGTGTGCTCCGCACGTCTTCGGGCGCCATGGCGTCCGTGACCGGTCTGTCGATCAATGTCACCAACAACTGCCAGATGGCCGGCCCGGTCGTTGGCAGCAACAAGGGTGTCGACATCGTCAAGGGCCGCCACCAGGTCAGCGGCCAGATCACGGCGCTGTTCGATTCCGTGACCATGCGCGACGCATTCATTGACGAGAGCGAGCTTTCGCTCTACGCCGCGTTCACCGCCAGCAATGCCGCGGCGGCGGATTTCGTCGCCTTCACGATTGACCGTCTGAAGCTGGGCGGCGCCGATCGCGACGACGGCGAAGGCGTGAAGATCGTCACGCTGCCCTTCACCGCGCTGTTCAACTCCTCGGGCGGATCCAGCACCACGTCGGACAAGACCACGATGCGTGTCCAGGACTCTCTGGCCTGATCCCTCCCACCCGTAACCCCGCCCGCCGCTTGCGAATATTCGCAAGCGGCATGGAGCCCACATGTCTTTGAAACTCTCGCAGCTCAAGCGTGCCGATACCGCGCGCATCGAACTCCGCAACCCCGCCGACAACACGCTCACCGGTGCCGGCGTCATTGTGTACGGCCCGACGTCCGACCAGTTCCGCGAGGCCACCGACGCCATGCGGGGCCGCCAGGCGGCGCTGTATCGGCGCTTCAAGGACGACGACAAGATCCCGTCCGCCGAGGCCCTGAATGTCCGCAAGCAGTTCCTGGCCGACATCACGGCTGACTGGTTCGGCTTCAAGGACGACGCCGACAACGATCTGCCCTACAGCCGGGCCGGCGCGCTGGAGCTTTACGGCGATCCCGACATCGCGCTGCAGGTTACGACCGAGATCGCGGTCGCCGCAAATTTTATGAAGGGCTGATCGGCGATCTCGAGCTGCACGCCGAAGCCCGCTTCAAATTGCAGGCCGCCCAAGGCGACGGCCGCCCCAAGTTCGAACACCTGAAGGGATTGGCCGAGCAAGGCAACGCCATCGCGCGCGCCGAGCTGGACGCCATCCCGCCGATCCCGCCTGCTGCCCGGCACGTCTGGGAGTGGTTTGAAGACATCGGCCGCCGCCGCACCGTCGGGTTCGGCCCGTCGGCCATCACGTGGCAGGACATCGCAGCCTGGTGCCACGTCACCGGTAACCAACCGCAGGAATGGGAAGTGCGCGGCATCTGCCGCATCGACGACACGCTCATGCGCGTGCGCGCCGAAGAGCAGGCCGCCAAGGAGCGCGCCCAACAGAAAGGAGGCAAACGATGATCGGGATCGATGTTCGCTCGAATGCCAAAGCCTTTCTGGCTACTGTCCAAGGCATCAAAGACCGCGACATGAAGCGCGCCGTCGCTGCCGCGCTGAACCGCACCGCGCAGGGCGCGCAGGCCGAGGCTGTCCGCAAGATCCGCGAGACCTACAACGTCCAGGCCAAAGAGCTCCGCCGCGGCTTCACCATCAAGCGCGCCTATGCCGGCAAGCTGGTCGCGGTTGTGCACGCCAGCGGCAAGAATCCCAACGTCATCGGCTTTGGTGCGCGTGAGACGAAGAAGGGTGTGTCCTTCGCCATCAAGGCCGGCCAGCGCACGACCATCACCGGCGCATTCATCACCACGATCAACGGCTACCAGGCCGCCTGGATGCGCCAGAAAAAAGCCGACGGCAAGCTCTACGGCCGCCTGCCCATCAAAGCCGTCACCACCGTCAGCGTGCCCGGCATGTTCAGCAACGACGTCATCGAACAGTCGCTGCGGTCCATTGTCCCCGGCCGTTTCGAGCGCGAGCTGCAGT